TGGCGACGCCCGCCGCCTCCCATTGATAGGTGAAGGTAGGCGCACCGCTCCACTGGCCCGGCAGCGCCGTGAGCACATGGGTGACGCGGGCCACGCCGGAGATCGCCGGAAGAATGCTGTTGACCGGCGCCGCTGCTGCGACCGGCGCGACGGAGCCCGTGACCTTGATGGTGACGGTGTTAGACATCTTGTCGTCGACCGGAGCCGCCGCCTCGATGCCGGTGACGAAGCCGGTGAACTTCCAGACAACTGCATTCGGCCAGGTGATGCGCCACCGTGCCCGCGTGCCGTTCGCCTTCAAGGTGCGCAGCAGCGTGTCGGCCGCAGAGCCCGGCACGAAGTTCTGCTCGAAGCTGGCCTCGCCCGGATCCGAGAGGCCGGGGATGAACTCGCGCGTCCGGTTCGGCGACTGCATGTGCGTCGCGTCGATCGGATCGACGGTGTCGGACGGCGGCGTGATGTTGGTGTTCTCGCCGCACGAATCCCAGGTGGCCTCGTTGTCGGTCGAGACCTCGAGCAGCGTGCCATAGCCAATGCTGGCTTCGGTGTCCGCCATGGTGTTCTCCAATAGTGGGAAAGGCGCCAGCCCACGGCGCGATGACGGGCGTTAGGATGGCGACGCCTGAGAAGTCGCGGGAGTTGCATCCTATTAGAGAAGCACTCAAATTGAGCGTGTACCGCGCAATTAAGGGATTGATCACATGAGGATCGTTAAACTCACTGATGCTAATGACGCAGCCACATCTGTCTATATCATAGTAGAGAATATTTTATACTTCCACAAACGGACAAACGATAGCTATTCACGAGTTGTGTTTGGGAAGGAGCACATTATCGAAGTTTCTGAAACTCCAGAAGAAATACTCAAGATCATTAATGCATCTCGATAACATTCGCTCAGATCTTTATGCCCTGGACCAGACATCGAAATCGAGCGAGATGACGTGGAACAGCTCGGTGTCCGCCTTGTCGGCGTAGGACCGCTCGGCAGTGAGGAAGATGCCGCCGAAGCGCACGCCGGCATGCGGGCCGCGATAGCCCGAGAGCAGAGCCTTCACCGCCCTGGCGGCGTCGTAAGCGAGCTTGAAGCCGGCGGCATCGTTGCCGTCCGGCGCCCTGGCGCGGATATCGATCTGCACCTGCGCATCGTCGAGACCATCTGAGCCGCGCATCGTGTAGCCGACCGCGCCGCCGATCCGCGCCAGCCGCGCCGTCGGCGAGCCGACGCCCTGCGGAAAGATGTTCCAGTGCAGCCGGTCGCCGAGCTTAGCTGTGACGCCGGCATCGGCCAGCATGAGCGAGACGAGAGCCGCTTCCATCACTTCCCCGCCGCCTTCGCCTTACGCTTCGCCGCCCGCGCGGCCGCCTTGGCGATCTCGGCGCCGAGCAGGTTGCGGATCACGTCGAGCGCCTTGCCGGCCGTCGCGTTGAAGGCTGGCCGCAGATAGGCGCGCGGCGCCTGCTTCACGCTGCCGAACTCCTGCACGATGGCCTTGATCGAATTCCGCTTGCCGGATTTCGCCGGGCCGACATAGACCGCGGCGAAGCTATCCCCCGCGCCCTGCGAACGCCGCGCGGCGCGCATTGCGCTCACCGCATCCGCCTTGCTGCCGCCGGACTTCATGACCTCGGCATAGGCATCCTTGCCGGCGTCGCCGGATTTGCCCGTCTTGGTCGACACCACGATGTTTTCGGACAGCTGCCGGGTTTCGCCCTTCGGCGCCAGCCGCTTCGCCTCGTCGCGGATAGGTTCGCCGGCCTTCATCAGCACCCGCGTCAGCACGCCCTTCGCCGCCGCCTTGCTCAACTGCCCGAGCGAGGCGTCCAGCTCCTTGAGGCCGGACACCGACACCTTGAGCTTGCCGACCATCACTCGGCCCTCGCCGCCGCGGTGATCTCGATGCCCTCGCGCCGCCCGATCTCCTTGGCGCCGACGATGTCGAAGGTGCGCCCTTCGAACTCCAGCCACCAGCTCGGCGAGACGCCGGCGACATCCGGGCTCCAGCGGATCCGGAACCGCGCCGACAGGTTCGCCGTCACCTCGGCGGAGGCGAAGCGCTCGCGATCCGACACCGGCGCATATTCCGCCCACACCGTTCGCGCGACCGGCGCGCCCTTGATCGGCGCGTTGAACTCGTCGCGACCGAAGTCCTGGCAATCCGTGGTTAGCAGGGTGATGCGGCGATCGAGCTTGCCCGCCTGGATCATCGATAGACCCTCAGCTTCGCGATCATCTTGCCGACGCCGAATGGCATCTCCTTGAGGTCGATCGGATCGACCGCGTCGCGATTGTCGTAGTACGCCGCCGCGAGCATCAGGATGGCGATGCGTGCGTGCGGCGGCAGCGCGAAGTTCGGGCTCTCGTCTCCGGCGGCGTAGCCGCCTTGGAACCGCACCCGCACTGCGTCCTTGCGTTCGGCGCGCAGCGCCGGGCGCGCGAACGTCGAAAGCAGATAGAGCGTGGCGCCCTCATCGCTCGACAGCGTGTAATAGTTCGCCGCGTCTACTGTCTGCTCGACGCCGGCGACATCGAGATAGCGGACACTGACAATATCGCGCACCGGCTTGGCCGGGATCGCGATTTCCGAACACCAGGCATCGAGCACCATCTCAAAGGTGCCGGCGCCGAGCAGTATGCCCGCCTCGTCGGCGACGTACGCCGTCGCCGCAGCCACGAACCCGGTGATCTGCACATCATCGCTCGACGAGGTGGCGCGGATGTGCGCCTTCGCCTCGTCGAGCGTGACGACAGGAGCCCCGGCGGCGACGATGCTGATCATCAGTAGAGCGCCACGATGTTAGTTGCCGTGGTGCCCGCGACGCGCACCGCCTTGGCGCGAACCGGCACGATGGTGCCGGCCGCGACAGCGAAAAGCGTCACCGCGGCAACGTCATCCTCGGCGATGATCGCGATGTCCCCTGCCCCACCGACCCACAGCGCATCGCACACGCCATCCGGCAGATTGTTCGCGGCGTGAGGCGCTACCGCCCGCAGCCGGCTTGCGGGCATTGCCGCCCGCAAGGCATCGAGAGTGCTCTTTACGGCCATCGCGCAAGCTCCGATCAGGCGTCGTCATAGACGACGTGGAAGGCGCCGACCTTGGCGGCGCCACCCTGGGCGAGAACGATCTTCACCCGGTCGCCGGCAAGCCCGATCTTGTCCTGCACGGCAGTGCCGCCGGCGGCATAGAGCGAAGCGACGCCGGCCTGCGAATGCGTCGGCAACCGCGGCGCGACCACGGCCGAGGCGTTGACGTCCGCCTGGGTCCACAGGTTGATGCCGGTGGCCTCGCCGGTGATGGCGAAGTCGACGCCATTGGCGTAGCCGTTCACGCCATCCTTGACGTATTCGATCTGATGGATCTTGCCGGAGATCCGCGGAGTATAGGCGGTTGCGGTGCCGTCGGCAGCCGTGGTGACGGTGACCTTGAAGCGGCGCATGGGAGGCTCCTTTCACGGCGCGAACGCGCCTCAATCGGCGGAGGGCTTCCGCCTGGTGGTGGATTTGTTGGACGGAGCGGGCTCGGCCTTGTTGCGGGGTTTAGCCTCGGCCTTGGCGCGGCGGCCAAGCTCGACGAACTTGCCGGGATGCCTCTTGAGGAGATCGGCGCCGATAGCGTCGGACACCTCGAACTCCTCGCCGGGCCGCAGGCTGTCGGTCTTCACGGCACTGACGTGCATCTGGTCGAGAGCCTTGAGACGCATGGTGCAGTCCCTTCATGAAAGAGCCTCCGGCGGTGAGGCCGGAGGCTGGTTGCAGGAAAGGCGATCAGGCGGCGAGCGCGTCGCTGAAGTCGCCCTTGACGAAGGATTCGGGGCGATAGACCGCGAGCGCCAGACGCTCCTCGGCGCGGATCGTCACGAGGTTCTTGCGGAAGTTGTCGCTGTCCTCGGTCGAGATCTCGACCGTGGCATCCTCACGATCGAAGATCTGGGCACCCATGTTGAAGGCACCGGTCAGGAACTTGTCGATCGTCATCGCCTGCGTCTCGACCACAGGCAGGCGCCACAGCCGCGGCTCGGTTCCGCCCTGCGGGTTGGCGAACAGATAGGCGCCGTCATCGGTCTTGGTCAGCTCGATGTCGGCCCAGTCCGCCGGGTGCATGACGATGCCATTCGACGGATACTCGGCCAGGAACGCCTGCAGGATGGCGAGGCGAATGACGTCGATCTTGGTCATGTTGCCGGCGGCGGTCGGCACGATCGGCGCGGCGTAGGCGGAGGCCTGCGTATAGATGCCGTTGAGATCGGTGCCGGCGCCAGAGCCGTTGAGAAGCTGGTTCTCCTCGACATAGGCGAGGCCATAGCGCAGGCGCCCGTCGATGTAGGACTGCAGCATGGGCACGTCGTCGAGGATCTGCTTCGTGGCGAGCACCCAATGCGCGATCGTGGTGACGGCCGTGGTCACCAGGTCGAACTTGATCTCGGACTGCGGCTTCGCCGCGCCGGAGGTTTCCGAGATGGTCGCCGCACTGTTGGTGAAGCCGGTCTCTTTCGGATACTGGATCGCGTTCGAGGTGGTGCGGCCCGGCATCAGCAGATCGCGGATGGTCATGCGACGCTGCGGCGTGGCGAGTAGGCCGACCCGCTGCGGCACGATCAGGTCGCCCGCCGAGCCATCGGCATCGGTGGTGAGCGCCGAGATGATAGCCTTCACCGGGATTGCCACGCGGCCACGGCCACCGGCCTTGATGAAGGCCTTCAGATCGTCATGGCCGGTGACCATCTCGCCGATGGTCTTGCGACGCTCCGGCCCGGCCGCACCGCGCACCATCTTCTGCTCGATCTCGGTGAGGCGGGCGGACAGTTCGTTGTGCTTGATCAGAGCTTCATCGGCCGCCTTCTTGGTCTCAGCGGTGACCACACCGAGGTTCTTGATCTCGGTGTTCGTGGTCTCGGCCTGCTTCTTCACCTCGTCGGCCGCCTTCTTCAGCTCGACGGCAAGCTGGGCGAGCTCGGCTTCGCTGGCGCCGGCCGCAGCCGTGGCGACAACGATGCCCATGGCGTGCGCGTCCGGCGCGAGCAGGTAGAGGCCGACGATGGCCAGGCACACGAAGGCGAGGAGCCCAAGGGCTCGATAGTTGATTTTCATGGGAGTGATCCTCAGCGGGGAAGGAAGGCCGAGACGGCGGCGCGCAGCTCGCCAATGGCCGGGTTATTCGCCTTGCCCTCGGACTCGCTCCGAATGGCCTTCGCATAGCCGACAGAGGCGATCTGTACGGCCATGGCCTTCGGGATCCCTGCCTCGCGCAGGAGATCCTCGAATTCTTTCACCGGCATGGGGTCGCCATCGCGCAGCCGGCGGGCGAACTCCTCCATGCGTTCGGACTTGACCGTCGCCTTCGGATTGGCTGGGAAGCTGACGATCGACACCTCGAGGAGGTCGACTTCCATCAGTTTGCGGGGGCCGCTGCCCTCGGCGGGCTGTGTGTCCACCTCGCGATAGCCGATCGACAGGCCGCGGATGGCACCAGCCTTCAAGAGGATCTTGGCCTCGTCCGCCTTCTGCACGCCGGCGAGAAGGTGGCCCTTGCCCCACAGCCCCTTACGGTCCTCGGCGAGATCCTCCCAGACGCCGATCGGCGTCCACGGATCGTGCTGCCAAAGCATCAGCGGCATGGTGCCGGCGCGCTTGTGCTTCGCCAGGCTGTTGGTGAAAGCGCCGGCCTCGACGCTCTCATTGTAGCTGTCGCGGACACCGAACACCGAGCCGTAGCCCTCAAAGGTGCCGTCTTCCGACAGGTCCTTGACCTGCAGGGCGAATGCCTTGGTCTTCATGGGTGTCAGTCCTCGTCGTCGAGCGGCGGCCCGCCATTGTGTCCGAGCGGCACGTTCTGTGACTGCACGGTGAGAACATCGCCGCCAGGGAGCGGCGGCAGGTTTTCCAGCCGGCGCACCTCATTGCGCGTCATGATCCCGTTCTGCACCATCACGGTGTAGAAGGCGGCGCGAGCAGCGCTATCGGTGCGGAGCAGGCCCTCGACCTTGAATTCCGGTTTCAGCGTCGCGCGCAGCGTCGCCGGGATGAGCGAGCGCTGCACCGCCTGCTCGATGCGGGAGAGGTATGGGCGTAGCGAGAAGGTAAGGAAGCCGATCAGCTGCTGCTCAAGGCCCGAACCCCAGCTGGTCGAATTCTGCGTATGGCCGACCATGAAGGGCGGCACACGGAACCAGCGACAAATCTCCTCGACATGGAACTGCCTGGTTTCAAGAAACTGGCTGTCCTCCGGCGTCATGGTAACGGGCTGGAACGTAACACCTGCCTCAAGCACCATGACGCCACCAGCGTTTGAGCTGCCGACATAAGGCTCGACAATGTTCTCGCGGAGCTGCTTCCGCTGCTCGGGTTTCAATACCTCGTTCACTGTAAGGAAGCCGGTCGGCCGGATGCCGTTCGCGAACATCGATCCGGCCATCTCGTCGGCCGCGAGCGCCGTGCCCATGGACTGCCGGGCGAAGGCGATCGGCGAGAGGCCGACATCGCCAGCGCCGCCGAAGCCGCGCACGTGGAAGATCTCGTCCTCGCCATAGGTTCGGAAGCCCTTCGGGTCCGAGTAGCGATAGACGCGCGCGCCGCGCTCGTTGCGCGAAACCTGCATGAGATCAGTAGACAGCGGCGTCAAAGCGACGAGACGATTGCCGATCATCTCTTTCTTTGAATAAGAGTTGCCTCCCAAGCACAAGGAAAGAACCACACCTTCCCAAAACTCGACGGCAGTGTAGTCGGCACTGGGTGAGTCATGGATCAAAGCATAGAGCGGGTCATCGGCAGCGATCGTGCGGCTACCGTCCGCCGCCGTGCGATAAAGCATGAACGGAAGGGTCGCCACAGTCTCTGACAGCAATCGCATGCACGCCCAAGCAGCAGCGATCCGCATCGAGCCTTCTGGTGTGACGGCCTTTCCGGAAGCCGTCATGGCCGGAAAGGCAACTCGCCAAGATTCAGCGTCTCGCAATCCGAACCCGGCCCGGATCACCTGCTTCAGACGCGAAGCAAGGGTGAGCTTCGTGCTTCGCATCATGAGTGCACCGGGTTCGCGAGGAAGTCATCGATACGGCTCTTGGCAACCGGGTTGCGGCTCATCATTTCGACAGCGTTGAAGCTCGCCATCAGCGGGTCGATCTTCGAGCTGCCGGTCCGCTTTTCGATGTAGACATTGCTGCCGCGCTGCTCACACCGGGCATTCTCGACGCACCAGCGCAGCAGTGCCGAGCCGCCGTGCTTCATCGTACCGTCGGCGAGCTTTCGCTCTGTGCCGAATATCGCCGAGGAAAGCCGGTAACCCTGCGTCACCGCCGCCACCATCGGCTCGCCGATGCCGTAGGAGGCGAGCTCCTCGAGGAGCGCGGGAACGCCGGCCGGGTCCAGGCCGATCGCGTTCGCATCCGGCAAGAGCCCTTCCTGCCAGAGATCTACGATGATCTGCGCGGCCTCCTCGGCGTCTTGCGTGACGCGCTCGCATATGACCAGCGTGCGCTCCGCCTCGAAATCGGCGAGCTTGCTGACGATCTCCTTGTGCCGCTCCAGCACCTTCTTCTGCGCCCAGGCTTTCGCCCACAGCATCCAGTGCCGGGTGACCTTGTGCCGCCCGATGACTGCGAGGCCCCAGAGATCGTCGAGGCCGCCGACATCGCCGCCGACCACACAGACATCGGCATTCGCCTTGATGTAGTCGAGCGTGACGCGTCGGTCGGTCGCCTCGGTCCAGAAGTCGGCGCCGATCCAGCGATCATCGTGCATCGCCATGCCGATCTCGATATTGAGATGCTGGCTGGCCCAGCGGCGCGCCGCCTCCTCGCCCTTTTTCCACTCGGTCTGCCATTCGCCATTAAGGCGGTCGACGCTCAGCGAGCGGCCGAGGTTCGGCAGCACCAGACTCCAGTTCTTCGTGTCTTTCCACGGCAGCGTCGGATCGAGCTGCATCTCCTCTGGGAATTCGTAGAGCACCGGCAGCATCCTCACGCCCTCGGTGATCTTCCCGTCGCGCACCGCGCGGGCGTACTGCAGCTCCTCCTTGAAGATGCCGAACGGCGGCACCTCAGACTGCGTGGTGATGATGATCAGCAGACTTTCCGGGTTGGTGATCATGCCGCCGCGGATCTGGCCGAGCACGCGCCTGGCGGAGGGCGATTCCGCCATTACGTGCAGCTCATCAAGGATCGCGAAGGCCGGGATCGAGCCGGTGACCACCTTCGGATCGAAGCTCTTGATCTTGAGCCGGGCATTCATGCGAACACCCGTGCGCTCGTCGACATGTAGATCGACGATCGTCTTCTTGTGGTCGATGACCTTGAACCGACGCGACAGATAGGCATCCGCCTCGATCATGGCGCATGCCTGCATGAAGCACTTGTCGGCCACCTCCTGCGTCGGCCCAATGATGACGCCGTCGATGTTCGGCCGGCGGTTCATCATCAGCGCGATGAGGCCGAGCGCCGCCGCGTTCGTCGTCTTGCCGTTCTTCTTCGGCACCAGGTTGAACAACTCGCCGACGAAGCGCTCGCCAGACCTCGGATCGATCGAGCCGAAGGCCGCGCGCACGATGTCGCGCATCCACTCCCCGGCCGCCTCGCCCATGGTCGGCATGCCGGGGATATCCGGAATTCGCAGCTTGTTGAACAGGGCTACCGCGCACTCGGCGAGCACCTCGTCGAGCGGCAGCACCGGAATAGGCGTCTGCCCGGCCTTCAACTTGTCGAACCAGTCCGGGCAAGCGAACGAAATGCCCTCGGGCATCAGTGCCGCCGGCCCATCTTCGCGAAGATGTCCCCGTAGTCATCGGGGATCACCTGCGCGTCCTGCAGCGCCTGCTCCTTCTTGCCGAGCGCCTTCCGCTTATCCTCGGCCTCTGGCTCGTCGTCCTCCGCGTCGGCATGGTTGCGGGGCGCGGCCGGCGCGGCGGTTTTGATCATCGCGTAGAGCTGCTTGATCGCCTGGACCTTGCCTTCGCGCACCAGCTTCATGAGCACGTCGAGCATGACGCCCTCGGTAAGCACCGAGCCGTATTCGAGCTCGCGGGAAAAATACTTCCGGAGCGTCTTCTCATCGACGCCCATGTTCTCGGCGATCCGCCTCTGCGACCAGCCGGCCGCCGCGCGTATCGCAACAAACTCTTGATTTTCCTTGTCTTTCTTGAAAGACGGCCGGCCGCGGCGATCTCGTATCGGCGCGATCGGCGCGCCGAACAGATCGACATCGGGGCGGGGTTCGGAATTCTCGTCAGCCACAGGAAAAAAACTCCGAACGGTAAGGGCGCGGGTCGGGACGAGAAGAGGCTTCCAGACTTTTGCACCCCCCTCCCCGTGCTTGGCGTCACCGGACGGCCCGGCGCTCCTCGATCTGCTTCAGCCGATCGTGGCAGGGCTTGCAGAGGGTCTGCAGGTTCGCGTCATCCCAGAACAGGCGCTCATCGCCTCGGTGCGGCACGATGTGATCGCACACGAGTTGAGAGGTGTTGCCTTCAATGCGACCGCAGCCGCGCATACGGCAGGTGAACAGATCGCGGGTGAAGATGGCGATGCGCTTCTTCCGCCAGCGCTCGGTGTCGTACCAGGCACGCCACGGTGCGGACGTGCGACGCAACTGTGTGCGCTGCCGTTCGTCGCTGGTTTGGATTGCTATGCGCGATGGCGCAGGTGAGATGCGAGAGCGCAGCGCCTTGAGGCGTGGCATGGAGGGAACACCTCAGAATAGAAAAGGCCCGAAGCGTTTCCGCTCGGGCCTTTGAGAATGCTCCCGGATGAGGAAGCGGTCAGGTGCCGTTCTGGACCGGCCCCGGCTTGCCCTTCTTTCCGGAGAAGGCCGCGCCT